GCCTCGCGGCGGGTCTTTCAGAACGTGCTCTTAGCTTCGCTAAGAGGTCTTCACGTTCTTTGGCAACCGAAAAGGGAGCGAAATATGTCTGTTGTACCGAGAACAAGGAACCGGGGAACGGCTTTATCGTCTGGCTGGGTAATTACTACAGGTTCTTCTCTTGAACAAATACGGAGAATTGCTTGGAGTGGTCCCAACCAGTTCGAATATCGCACGATTCCGGATCCACGGTATAAATGGATGTCTTTCAGCGATTGGCAGTCCTTTACCGACACTCATGGCGGGTCTGAGTTATATAACCCAGCTAGCCATCAGGCTCTATATCCACTCCAATGCGCGGTTCAACTCGCGACAAAGGAAACGGATGAGCTGCCGGGATACCTTCCGATTGGGATATGGTACACACTTAAGCATGATCTAGGCTACTTCAAAACAAATTATAGTTTTGTCGACGGCTTTAATCCTGCTGTGATACCTGTTCCCAGTCTACCGGGTATTGATTGGACTACGATCGTGAACACGGTCGGAGACCAGCTGGACGGTCATATGTCCGCGGATAGTAATATCCTTGTGACATTAGCCGAATCAGCTAAGACGATTCAAATGGTTAAGGAACCATTTCGTCTACTCAAGCACGATTGGAGGAAAACCTCCAAACGGCTGTCTGCTTCTGTCCTTTCTAAGGGCGGAGCAAACGTCTGGCTTAGTTGGAAGTATGGCTGGATGCAATTATATCGCGATGTTGTAGCTTTTGCTGCAATAAAGCGACGCATTCAAAACCATATTAACTTCTTATCCCAGACTAGAGGGTCATGGCAATCACTGGCTGAAAGCCAGGTAGATTATGGCACCTGCTCTCCCATACAGGGTAGCCCCAATGTTGGCTTTTGGTTAGAACCCTCGATTAACGTGGTTCGTAGAGCTACGTTCTCTCTGGATATTTTCCGGAGTGAGCAAGCTACGCGTTTCACAAATTTCGAGCTCTTTCTTCAAGCTTCAGGGGCTTATGATATCCTGTTCGCGCTGTGGGACCTGGTCCCTTTTTCCTTCATTGTCGACTGGTTTGTCGATATAGGAAATTGGTTAAACACAGGTTCTATCTACTGGAATCGTTTTAAACTACGTAAGATGGGTTACTCTATCAAGACGACGTATAACTGCAAACTTAAAGTTGGCAGTATTGCGGCGAATTGGCAGGGCTCCACCGAGCCTGTTTATTACGATGCTCCGGAGTTTGTAGGTTATAAAACCTACTACCGGACCCCGGGGTTTCCCCCGAGTACCAGCGGCGTTGGCCTTTTTGGTGGCCTCACTCTTACACATCTTGCTGACTCTGCTGCAATAATTGCGCAGAGAATGTAAGGTAAAACCTAAACCATGGAGGCGTTATGGCTGCTTCTGCAACCCTCGTCCTAAATGAACTTGACGACACAGCGATTACTTATACGCTGGCTGGTCAAACCGCACAGGGCGCGGAATACAAAAATGTAAACCGTGCTCTTAGTCTTCCCCAATCGTTGGATTTTTCCTATAATATAGGTCAACCGACATCAAAGGGTAATGACAAGCTCACCATCACACTTAAGAATGCCGTGCAAGACGCCAATGGCGTTATTGCTGTAGGCTCTCTCAAGATTGTGGTGTCTGTTCCGCGCAACACTGGTTGGACCACAACTGATACGGCGGACCTTTTGGCCCAGCTCGTTCTATTGTGTGCCGATGCCAATTGCACGGATATAGCTAATGGAATGGTACCATAACAACCATGTGGTTGAAATGGATTAACCACTTGCGAGATCTATTTCAGGTCTTGCTTGTGGTCTACCAGACCATTTGCGGTCTTAGGGCGTTGGTAAGTAGGGTGGCTGTAACAGCTAAGGGAGGAAACGGTATGAAAACCGAGACCATAATGCCTTTTGCAGTTATGCAATCCTTTTATCGTGCCTTGTTCTTTGATTTGGCACAACGAATCCCTTCTGGCTTCTACGAGTCGGATCTCGACTATCTTTTCTCTCGTTTTGAGAAAGAAGGTAGTGCGTTTCTTTTTACTACCCTCCCTTTATTGGGTAAGGCAGTCGAAAAAGCGCTCATCCTTGAGGATAAAATTGAAATACCTCTTGGATGGAGATTGAAACGTGGAACCCGGTTGCCGGTCTTCTTGAATTGTATCTTTACGATACTTTTCTTCGAAGACGGGTCTCTGCGTTCTTCCTTTTTGGGAGAACCCTCTAAGGAAGCATACGATGCCCTATTTTTCATAAGGCAAATATGTGGACTTTTTGGAAAGGTTGAGACTCAGGCATCTCCTCAGAAAGATTTAGAAGCTTTGAAAGGCTTCAGAGATCGATCTACTCGCTCGTGGGATCCTCCGTTTAAAAACGAAGTATTTCGCGAAGTGATTACTCAGAGTCGTAAGACTCTGGAGAAGATGTTCTCGGGCGATCACCCAATCCTAACCCAGCTCCGAGAGTTTCAAAAGAACCCTTGGGGTAGGCATGGACCAGGTGCTGTCGCGATGTCCGAGTGCGGTGGTGAAAAATGGGCCCACTATTGGTGGCCTGGCTTACCCGACAATTTGTTCGAGTGGAGCCAAGGTAACTTTGTTAAGGGGGGACACCCTCTTCTTAGTCAGCCCAGTGCTCGTGCGGTTACAGTGCCCAAAGACTTTCGTGGTCCTAGGGTTATCTGTATAGAGCCTAAAGAAAACCAATTTGCCCAACAAGGGCTAATGGAAATCCTTTATGCATATGTACAAGCACATCCGTTCACCCGGAA